CAATTATAAAAGAATATAAAGAACACTTATATAAAGGTGATGACATTATATTAGACTCTGCTAAAGGTAATGCAGAACTATTTACAAAAGATATTTTAGGAGTCTTTAATGGTTATTGAAGAACAAATAATAAGAACCAATCTCGAATTAGATACTACAAACATAAAAAATGGACTAGAGAAGCTTGAAAAGAACCTTCAAGCTCTAGCCACTAATACCGAAAAAACATTAGCTTCTCTAAATAAAGAAAGTGGCTTATATAGTGATTTAATTAATAAAAGCAACACTTTAAAAGATATAGCACAAGATATTTCCAAGTATAAAAAGTGAGAACTAAAAGAAAATCAAGCCAATAATCAAACATTAGCTAGGAGTGTCCAACAATATACTCAAATAAAACAATATGTAAAAGATGTTAATAATCTTACTTCAAAATCAGCTTCAGGACTTAAATCACAAACAACAGAATTAGATAAAATAGAAGATAAATTTAATGCTTTAAATAGAGAAGCAAGGGCTTTACAAGGACATTATAAAACAATAGGCTCAAGTTCTGGATTAAAAAAGCTATCTTCACAGATGAGTGAAATCCAAAAACAACAACAGATTATAAGTTCTTTATCGTCTAAAGGTATAGTTAACCTAACCCCTACAGACTTAAAAAGATTAGATTTAGCAAAAACTAAATACAGACAACTTAAAAATCAAGTAGCTGATGTAAAAGCTGAATTAAGTGATGTATCTGTTGGAGGATTAGCCAAAGGTATTGTAGCGAGAAGTTTAGGATATACTGCTATTTTTGCCTCAATAGCAGGAGTTACTCAGGCATTAAGAGCAGGTGCAGAATATACTTTAGAATTTGAATCTGGGGTTAAAAGACTAGAAACTGTTTTAGATACAACAAATATAAAAGCACAAGCCTTAGAGGGAAGTCTGGCACAGCTAGGTAGAACATACGGTGAGCAATTAGGGGATATAAACAAAGTTGCTTTAGAACTTTCAAGAGCAGGATTAGCGTTAGAACAAGTTGCTGATGCTTCGGAAGTAGTTATTAAGTTAGCATTATTAACTGGAGATAGTATTGAGCAATCTGCTAGTTCAATTATATCTTTTGTACAGGTATTTGGTAAAGACCAATTTGGACAAGTAATTGCTACGGTAGATGAGTTAGGTGCAAAACTAGCTTATTTAGCGAATAAATCAAGATTAGGTACTCAAGATATCAATACCTTTGCAAACTACGCTCTAGCTTCTGCTAAAGCTACTGGATTAACTATTGATGCAGTAAACGGTTTAGCAAGTGCCTTCTCAAATGCTTCTTTTAACGCCAGTACCATCGGGACGCAGATTAGAAAATTCACTATTGCATTAAGTAAAGAAACAGGAGCTATTAATAATTTCTTTGAAACTATCGGAGTTAATCAACGAAACTTAGCAACTAGGATTGCACAGGGAGGGCAAGAGAGTAATCAAGCTTTATTAGAATTCCTTGATAAGATTAAAGGCTATAATAGAGAAAGTTATAACGAAGCTTTAAGTGGTGTTGAAGTTCTTACAAAGAACGTTTTACAAGCATTACAAAATAATGCAAATGAAATACAAACTAACTTAAGAGAATCGCTACAAGTTACTTCAAATGAGCTTGATAAAGCACAGAACATAACAGAAGATTATAGAAAAACTTGGAGAAAGTTTGCTGAAAACTCAAAATCATTAGCACAGAATGTTTTCGACCCTTTCATTGAAGGAGCAACAGAATTAGCTAGAACCTTAAATGATAATTTTACAGAAGCTAAATTAGAATCTTATTTTAACGTAAAAGGATTTGAGAAAATTGGAGAGAGTAGTGCGTCAATATTTAGTAGTGTACAGAAAACACTATTAGAGGAAGCTAAGAAAGGTGATACGGCTTTAATCTCTCAAAATAAAAAAAGATTAGAACTACTTAGAGATAACCTAAAATCTGCTGTTGAAATTGGAGGCAGAGAAGGAGTACAAAGTAGGGTATTAGCTAACCTAGCAAAACAAGTCAGAGAAGTTGACAGATTTATAAAAGACTTTGAATGGGGTGAATTAACAGAAGAATCTGCTGAAATAAGTATTGATAAAAAAGTAGAATCTTTAATTAAAGCTAGAGAAATTTTAATACAATCTAGGGATAAAGTTGAAAGTAACTCTTTAGCCTATAGAGCCTTTACTGACGAGATAAATAAAAATATTAAAGCAGAAGAATCTTTAAAAAACTCTTTAAAATCTACAAATAACGAGCTTAACAATACTCTTAAATTTTTTAGTTCAGCTGACTTAGATGAATTAAATAAAAGCATTATTAATATCAATAGGAGTATTGATATAGCAAGTTCAAAAGACTTAGACATTCTAAGTTCTTTAAATACAGATAGGCTAAGTAGATTAGAAAAAGAGATACCTCAATTTGTAAGTAAAATACAACAAGATTTAAATAATAACAACATAACAATAGACTTAGGAAGTATTACTACTTTTAGTGGAATTTCTTCAAAAGCTATTGAGTTACAGGAAAAGATTTACAAATTAAAACAGCAATCAGAAGGTGCTTCAAAAGAGGAACTTGTTCAAACTAAATTACAAGTAAATGCTTATACTAAAGCTTATGAACAACTTATAAGAATTCAAGAAGCTCAAACTAAGATAGAAAATTCTCAAGGTAAATTATTACAAAAAAGAAAAGCCCAAACAAAAGAGATTCAAAAGCAGTATAAACAAGAAGATGAACGTATAAGAACTCTTGTAAAACAACTTATTGAAACGAATAAAATAACAGTAGCTGACCAAGAAAGGTCAAAAGCAATTGCTGAAGAAATAGCTACTAGACAAGAAAATCTTATCTTAATTAAATCTACAGAAAATTATGAAAAAGAGATTGCTAAGATAAAGAAACTTCAAACAGAACTTGTAAAAGTACAAAATAAAGAAGAAGAAAAAAGAGTATTAATTAGTGAAAGAGTTGCTAATAAAATTAATGACGAAAAACTTAGAATACAAGAACTTCTAGGACTAAAAGATAAAGAGTTACAATCTGAAAAAGCTCTTAGAGATTTAAAGGCTTCAAAAGATTTCCAAAAATTAAGTGAAACAGAACAGAAACAACAAACAAAAATATTAGAAGACTTAATCAAACAAGAAAAAGCTTATAAAGGATTAGGAAAAGCAGTTATAGAGTATTCTAAAAAAGTACCAGATTTAAATGAAGCTTTAGAGAGTGTTGCTAACTCAGGATTAGCTTCTTTAGAAAGTGGTTTTATGGATTTCTTTGACGTAACTTCTGAAGGTTTTATGAATATGGAAAAACTTGGAAAAGATGTTTTACAATCTATTTATAAAGAGTTAATTAAAACTATGTTAGTACAACCCTTAGTAAGTGGGATAGGTAATACATTTAGTGGAGGAAGTTCATCTTCAGCAAGTGGAGCTACAACAAGTCTTATAGGAAGTTTCTTCGGAAGCTTATTCGGATTTAATAACGGCGGATACTTACCTACCAAAGGGTTTGCTAATGGAGGACTCTTAACTGGAGGTTCTGGCAAACGAGATGATTTATATATGGGTAATGTAAGTGGAACACAAGTATTCGCTATGGGAGGAGAATTTTTTACAAAAAAAGATTCAGTAAACCAAGAAACAAGACCTATGTTAGAATATATTAATAAAAATGGAACTCTACCGAAACAAGGTGCTACAGGAGCTTCAACAGTAGTTAGTACTCCCGTAAGTATTAATATAGAAAATAATACTGGAACACCTATTGACGCTGAAATGGTAGAACAGATGACTAGAAAAAACGATAATGATGAATATGAAAAAGTAGTTAATATAATGTTAAGTGCTAAGGAAAGTGATTCAAGAATTAGAAGTGCTTTTGCTAACAACAACCAATAAGCCAAGGAGGGAATATGGCTTTACCAACTTTACAATTTCCTTCTCTTGAGGAATGTAACTATCCTAGTTCATTAGAGCCTGAGCTAGAAGATAACAGTATTAGAACAGATATGCAAAATGGTACTGTTAAAGTAAGACCTAGAAGTACAAAAAATAGAACAACTTTTAATATAGAATATCCTTTGAGGACTTTTAGTGAATCAAAGGTTCTTGAGGATTTTTATGACGAAGTAAGAATGTATACACCTTTTACATGGACACACCCAACAGATAAAGATGAACTAGGTAACTTTTTACAATACGGAGTAAGATTTAAAGAGCCAATCAAAGTAAAACAAGATGGAAGTAAACCTTTTGTAAAAGATATTTCAATGATTATTGAAGAGGTTTAGAAAGGGGATATTATGCCAAGAGATTTAACACCTCAAACAAAAGAAGAGATAAATAAATTATACCAAGATAAAGCTTGGATAACTTTACTTACAATTAAAGACCCTAATGGAAACTTAATCCAAAACCTTTGTGTTAATACAGAAGATGTAATATTTAACGGAGAGACTTACCTCAAAACAAATGTTGAGATAGGTGAAATTCCACAAGCAACTAAAGGGCAACTTCCTAAAGTACCCCTTAAAGTACAAAATGTTGATAGAATTATTGGACAAATGGTTGAGTCTGACCCTAACTTTGGAAGTGAGTGGATTATTGGAGTAAGGGTTGTACATGAAAATCATTTAGGACTAACTCCAACATATGACCCACAAGATACTGTTTACGAAGAAATGATTGTTAGTGATGTTGTAACAACTCATAAGTTCGTAACATTTAATTTAAGTGTTGGTCAAAACCCTATGAGAACCCAATTCCCAAGTCAAAAGTATAACCCTGCCCATTGTCAAAGAACTTTTGATAATAGTTTTACTGGGTGTCCTTATTCAACAGAAGGTAAAAACAGTAATTTTGATTTTTGTAATAAAACCTTAGAAAATTGTAAAGAAAGATTTAATGAAGATAGGGTAAATGGATTAGGTCAAAGAATTGGATTACCTTTCCTAGCCTTCCAAGGATTGGCTAGAAGGGCTATTATTAAAGTATAAACAAAGGGAAACTATGAAACAAGAATTAGATTACTTAGATTTACTTAGTTGTAAGTTTAAGTTTAATGGAACAAATGTTAATGAAGGTTTTGATTGTATGACCTTTATTATAGAAATGGGAAAAAGAAGAGGAATAAAAGTACCTAATATAAATCATGTTGATTTAACTTTAGAGAGCAGTCAAGCTTTATTTAAAGAACAAAAATATTATGATTTATTCCAAGAAGTAAAAAGAGATAAAAATACTTTAGTACTAATGAAAAACCCCAATGGGGTAATAGGTCATGTAGGATATATGTTAGATAAAAATAACTTTATACATATGACTAAAAACTATGGAGTACAAGTAAATAAAGTAACAGACAAAGCATATATAAATAAGATTGTAGGATACTACTTACCAAAATAAACTAAAATTAAATTAAAGAAAAGGATTTTAATGAAAGAAGAGATTAATAAAATACAACCCTCTTCCATGGCTTTTGTAGAAATAAGAGATACTTATAAAGAAAGTATTAAAAACCTAAATATTAATAAAGTTTCTTTTGGTACAGTTTTTATTACAGAGATACCTAATCCTTTTAAGCTAAGTATAACTAAAAAAAGAACAGATATTCATGGAAAGACCTTAAGAGAATATGTTCAAAAAGATGAGTTTGATGAAACTAATTACTGTGTGATTTATAATAATAAAACAATTAAAGATAGAGAAGAACAGAAAAGTATTATAGTAAAAGAAAATGATGTTATTATATATTTTCCATACCAAGAATGGGCAGTAGTTGGTTATATTGCTAATGCTATTATGTCCTTTCTAATACCTTATGGGGCTTCGGCGGCTGTTGGGTACTTGGTAGTAGGGGTAAGTTATGCTATCGCTATTGGTATAGTTGTTGCAGGTATGATGTTAATAAATGGTATGTTAGCTCCTGATATGCCAGACTCAGAAATGGAAGGTAATGTTAAGGACTCTAAGACATACTCTTGGGATGGTATTTCTACAAATAGAGATATAAACTCTGTTGTTCCAGTATTATATGGTACTCATGTTATTGGAGGGACTGAGATTAATAAATATCAATATTACCAAGAAAGTGATGATTGGTTAGCTATCCAATTAGGTCTTTGTTATGGAGATATTGAAGAAATTAATTCCTCGGATATATATGTTAACGGACAGGCATATAATAACTTCATAAGGTCAACAAGGGACGGGAGATTTGAATATACTAATGGAAACTTCGACCAAAAGATTTTATCAGGCTTTAATGATACTATTTTTAACAATGGAAACGTTGTTAAAAAAGTAGACCAAGGTGAAGTATATATCTTCGAGTCAGAATCTGATAATATTGATGGCTTTAATGTACATTTCGAATGTCCACAAGGTCTATACCATTTAGATGCTAAAAAAAGTAACTACTATAGTTACCCCTTACGGTACTCTTTAGCATATAGGCTTAAAGGTACGACTACATGGATTTACTTTGATGCTCCACTATATGTGAAACAATATAGTATAGGTATACTTAAAACTACAGTTGAGCCTATTTATGAAGAATGTAGATATTATAATGGTTTTGATGAGGATGGAGATGTTCCAGGGTGTGGACATAAGCAAGAAATAATTGGATATAGAACCATAAAATACTTAGATTATGGGGATTGGATAAATTATGATGAATCAGACTTGAGTACTCAAGATGAGTCTTTATTACAAAAAGAAGGTAGAATTAGATATAGGAATTTCAATATTGGGGGAGATTCAATTTTAGAGAAAGTCGCTAACTCCACAAATCCAGTTAAATTTTCTATAGGAATATCAGAACTTCCTTTAGGTCAATACGAATTTAGAGTAGAAAAGTTAACTAGAAACTCAGGATACACTTACGAAAAAAGGTGGTTAGCTAAAACAGACTTTAAAGTATCTTTTTTAGAAGAAATTAATACTACTGATTTAAATTATGGAGGGGTTGCTCAACTAGGTCTTAATTTAAAAGCCACCGAACATATTCAAGGACAACAGCCCAACATAACTACTAAAGTGACTAGAAAACCTTTAAAATTATATACAAATAATAATTATACTTTTTTCATTGAAGGTAGGTCTAATAATCCTGCATGGATATGTTATGATATCTTAACTAACCCTTTTTATGGAGCTAAAATAAAACCTTCTCAATTAGATTTAGATAGATTTCAGGAGTGGGCTAACTTTTGTGACTTAGAACATATTAGGGAAGAAACTATTATAAACGGTAATGAAACATATACCACAGATAGATTAACTTATAATGTTACTGAAAGAATTCTAAAAGTATATAAATCAGAGATAACCCAAGAAATAAGTTCTATTGAGATAAGTACATATAATAAAGACCTATCACAAGTTATTTTAACTAAAGATGATGGAGATATTTTTACGTTTAATAATTTAATAAATATAACTGAGGATGTTGATGTAGGAGGGGAATTTTACTTATTAAGTTTTTCAGAGTATAATTCAGAATTTACAGAATTAAACATAACTAATATAGAATTTTTATTAGATTTTGCTAGTATAGATTTTATAACATTAACTGAGTTAGGACATCCTTTACAGCTTAACTTTAATGGTATATTTGATACTTTAACAAATCCTTGGGATGCTTGTCAAAAAGTAGCTAAGTTGGGTAGAGGTCAAATATTACTTAGAGGAAATAGATACTCATGTACTTGGGATGGTATTAAGCCTATTACAGATATGTTTAATGTAAGTGATATTAAAAATGAGAGTTTCCAAGTAAGTTATACACCCCAAGTAGATTTAACAACAGAGCTTGAAATACAGTATCCTGATAGTTCTATTAGAAATGAACTTAATGCCATAACAATTCTTGACCAAGAGCTATCAGACACAAAACTTAACCCTAAAAAAGCTACAGTAAATGCTGTTGGAGTTACCACTAAAGCAGAAGCTATTGTATATGGTAGATATATGTTAGCTACCACAAAGTTTCAAAGAAGAACAGTTACTTGGGAGAGTGATATTAAAGGGTTAAGTTGTGAAGTTGGGGATGTAGTTGCTATACAAAGTGATGCTCCTATATGGGGTCAAGGGGGTAAAATTCAAGACGTACAACCTACGGAAATTACTTTAGAAGAGTCTGTTACCTTAACAAGTGGTAAAGTATATATATTAAAAGTACAAAGCTTTGATGGGAGTTTTACGGATTATTATTTAGAAAACCTTAATTTAACTGATACTTTAACTCTACCTTTACCAGATACTTCTAATATACTCCAAGGAAATAGTTATATATTTGGAGAAAATAATAATGAAGCTCTTTTAGTGAGATTGGTTGAAGTAAAACGTGACCAAAAATCACTTGGAACAAAATTTATGGGAGTTGATTATAACCCAAGTATCCTAGATTTTAATTTTAATAATGATGTTTTAACAACGGTTGAACCAAGTTTAGAAGTTGCTAATGAAATTTTAACATTTGATATAACTGAAGAAATAAATGTAGACACTTCAGGAAAAACAATAATTAATTTAGGTTTTACTTGGACAGCTATTAGTACCTCAGAGTATGATATATATGCTATTCCTTATTTTATAGACCTTGAGGGTATAATTACTCAAGATGATTTATTAGAAAATATTCCAGAAAATAGAATATATTTAGGGCAAAATATAAAAGGTAATTCTTATTTAGCCGAGAACGTAGGGCTTATCGAGAATAGATATAGAATATTTATTCAAGAGAGAGGTAACCCAAGTAACTTTATTGAAAAAATATATACTGTAAATGGTAAACAAGTACCTCCTCCTGATGTAGATATATTTACAATATCGGGTAGACCTAATGAAACTAAAACCCTAACTTTTGGAATAATCAACCCTCCCCCTGATTTAGTGGGATATATAATAAAATATCAAGTAGGGGATTCTTATAATTGGAATACCGCAACTCCCATACATGAAGGAGTCTTAAAAACAAGCCCCTATATGGCAGATATTACAAAAGTGCAAGGAGAGTATAATCTTTTAATAAAAGCTGTTGATACTTATGGTAATGAAAGTTTAAATGTAAGATTCATTAAATTCAATCAAGGGGAAACTCTTATTGATAACTTAATCTACGAAAAAGATTTTCATGCTGAAGCCTTTATAGGGGATATTTTTGGAGGAACTGTCCAACCGAATAATGATTTATTAGGTGACCCTTCAAATGACTTATTTTATTTCAGACAAGATAACGAACTTATTTATGATAGAAATGATGGGGAAAGATTTTATCAAGGTTTATTTAAGCCTATGTCTTTTATAGGGGAGTTTACACCAGAAGGTAGTGGAACAGCTATTGTAGAATATAGTGGAACAGGAAGTCCCATTATAGAGTATAGAGAATATTACCCAAGACCTATGTACCAAAACGATGATTTCTTAATGTATGAAGATGATGAAGCCCTTATGTACGAAGAAGCTCCTTGGACATTATATTCAGGAGGTTTTCAAGTAAAAGGCGATTCTTTATATGAATTAAGAGTTAGGTATATTGAATCAACTATTAGACCAAGTATAACAGCTTTAAAAATAAAAGTTGACGTAGAAGATATTGATGAGAGTTTTGAAGATATTCTGATTGAGGTAGGAGGTACAACAATTAATACTAAATACATAACTAACTTAAAAAATGTTGTTAGTACTTTACAAAGCTCAGTTGGTAGTATAGCTACAAGGGTGGAAGTTATATCAAAAACATTAACAAGTTGTACCTTAAAATGTTTTGATATAAATGGCAATGAAGTCCAAGGTTTAGTAGATGTAAGGCTAAAAGGTTATATAGTTCAATGATAAGTGATTATAATAATCAAAATAAAATAGAAAGGAAACAGTATGAGTTTATTACCAAATAGTGGTACTTTAGGGGGTAATGATATTACACAAGGGCAATTTAAAACAGCAATTGAAGAGCAGAGACAGTTTATAGAGGATAGTATCGGAACGGATAGTACTAATTTGCAAGTAGTAGATAAAATATCTAATGAAACAATTGGAGGAACTAAGACATTTAGTTCTTTCCCTACTACGCCTAGCCAAGCTCCAAGCTCAGATTATCAAGTTGCCAATAAGAAATATGTAGATGATGCTACCTTAGATTTAAATGCTTTAACAGAGAAGATTACTCTTGTAGATAATGATATATTTTTATTAGGAGATAGTACTGATACCTTTACTAATAAGAAACTTTCTTTTTCTAATTTTAAAACTCAATTAGAAAGTGAAGGTATTGGAGGAGGGTTAGGAATAGGTCAAACTTGGCAAGATGTTACAGCTAGTAGAAGTGCAGGGGTTACTTATACTAATAGTACAGGGAGCCCTATAACAATTCAATTTAATGTTTATAGAACTACTGGAACATTAACTGTTACAGTAGGTGGCAATATAGCTGTTAATCAACCGTATCAAAGCACTAATGGATATATAAATATTACTTTTATAGTTCCAAATGGAGCAACATACTCTATAGCTTGGACTGGAATAGCACCATATTGGTCAGAATTAAGATAAGGATAATATATGAGACATTTATATAATACACCACAAGGAATTCAAGAAATATTTCCAGAAGAAAAAGGGCAAAAGGAGCTAATCCAAGATAATTGGGTTAAACTTACAGAAGCAGAAGTTGAGGAATTTTTAAATCCTCCAAAAACACCTGAGGAAATAGCTCTTGAAGAACATGAACAGAAATCTAATTTAATAGATACATATGTTGATACTCTTACTATAACAACAGAGTCAGGCAAAGTTTTTAAAGCAAATTACTCGGCATTAACTTCAATGGATATAATTTTAAAAGGGGATTACCCAGATGGAGTTATTCCAATATGGAAACAGAATATTAATGGAACGTTGACTTACTATGAAGATGTCCCATTAAACGAGTTATCAGAAGTAATAACAGAAGCAAATAAAAGAATACAAGCTAAACACGCAGAGGTTTTCTTAGGACTACCTAACCCATATGAAGTATAAGTATAAAGGAAAAATATGACAACATATAAAGTAACATTTAATTATGATGTTCCTAACTCTACAGTTTCTTTAGTAAAAGATGATATAGTAACTTCTGCAAATACAGGACTTACTGGAGTTCAGTTACAGAGTCTATTTGGGCTTGGAGTTTTAACTCATGCTGATACTTCTTCAAAAGTAAAACTTAAGTATAATAACTCAGTAGCCTATTTACAAGGAGATTCTTGTTCTAATTATGGAAGTATTTGGACTGCTAAAAAAGATGTTCCTAAAGATACAATTTATAATAATCAAACAGAATGGGAACTTGATTGGGAGATTGACGTCCAAGGGGTTGTGTAATGCAACCCTTATTAAAATATATTATTAAGCTTATATCAAAATTAAAGTTTAAAGGGTATATGTATTTACCCTTTCTTTTGGGAATATTTTGTTATATCTTTTCTTGGTCAATGTTGATTCCAATTATTGCTTCTTTAATTATATGGACACATTTAATTGTAGCATATAATACAAGAAAGTTTTCAAGAAACATTGTTTATAATTATACTTTAAAAAACAATTTGTGGTATCCAAGACTCCAAGAAAATAAAATAACAGAATATCCTTTAACTTACATTATAGATTCGACTTATAAAGGTAAACTAATTAGAGGTAAAATTTATAAAAAAGAAGTCTCTAAGTTAAA